AAGTTCTTTTGCTTTTTGGGTCGTAAATTTTAAACCACTGCGTGCTGCTTGTTGATGAAAGCTTATTGTTTGCAGTATTCTTTACGCTGGTTATTTGGCTCTGCAAGTCCGATTTCGTGCTGTTTAATGTATTGGTTAAAGAACTAAGCTGTGTGCTGACGGATGATTTTTGTGCCGCAAGGCTATTTGTCACACTGTCTTCTAATAGTTTTATCCGGTCATCAAGACGGTTTAACAGAAATTCATTATTAGCGTTAGTTTCTGCGGCTTTTATAGTCTGTCCGTCTGCAAATGTTATTAAATACTCTGTGTCTGCCATAAGTCCGGTTTCCTCTTTTGATTATCGTTCTAATTTGATTGTAGAGGTTTTGAAATCGGGCAGCGGGGGTTGAAATTTTTAAAAAAAGTTGTTATAATGTATATGCAAGGCTGCCGAGCCCCAGGTTGGAACCTGACGGTATCAGCGGTCTTATTCAAAACCATTGGACTCTCGTGGTATAAATGAGCTATTAACATAGTATCATCCGAGGTGGTGCAATGGTTTTATTTTGTTAAGAGTTCATATAATATTTCACCTTTATTTTTTGCTTTTTCTACATCCCGTTCTAAAAATTCATAAGGTTTTATGTTATGAAATTCTAAACTGTTATTCGTGTTATCCCTTATTTGATAATCATAATCTTTGCCTTTCCATTTCCCTTTAAGATTATAGAATAAATTGGCATCTTCACGATTTTTATTTACTGCCATTGGTTGATTGGATTTGGCATTATCTATTTGATACCTTAATAAAGGGTATTGCTCCATATACTCATAATAAGGCTTTCCCTTTTTAGAATTTGGGAATCCTATATTTTTGCCGTTTTTTACCTTATAATAATGGATTACTTGAAAATTGTGGGTGCAATACGTTTTTATAAAAAGTTTCTCCTAAATTTTCGTATTTATTTTTATCTGCTTTATTCATCATCCAAAAAGGTTTATGAAATAATAAATTTCTGCCTTGCCAAATATCATTTTTATATGGCAGCAAATTTAATACTGCCCGTGAGCCATTGAATAAACCTACCCCGCCCATTACAAGGTTAGGTATTGCCCAATCGTCATTTAATGCGACATCATTTAGCGGGTCATATTCTTGGCTTATATAGCCTTGCAACGGTTCGTTATAATTGGTTGTCATAATTCAAAGCACCTTCATTTGCTGTTCCCGGTATATAGCCGCCTTGTTCCTGCATTTGAGATAGCATTTGTTCTTGTTCAACCTGTTGCCTTGCCTGAGCCCGCATATTATCCATTTGTACCTGCTGCAATGCCCTTTGCTGCATTTCCTGCTGCTGTTTCTGCTGCAATGCCTGTTGTGCCGTCTGCTGATAAACAGGAAGTAACTGCTGCTGGATATCTTCCGGCAACTGTTTAAACTGTTCTGAAAATTGTTCAATCGGGGTTGGGTCAACAAAATATTTATCAACGTTATCATATCCGATATTCTCAATACCTGTAATAAAGATTTCTTTCCAGTTGATATTGTTCTGTAACTGCGGGATTTGTGCCGCACCTTCGCAAAGCTGGTAGAGTTCTTGGAATTTGGCTTTTCTGTCGTGCATTGCGTTTCTATCTTCATAAGAATAGTTATATTCCGCCTGTCTTATTTCGTTGGTGATTTTATATTCAATATTTTTCCCTTTTTCCTGCGCGTAAACAAAGTCTACGCCGTCTTTAAAGGTTGCTAAAAGCGCTGCAACGTTTTCTATCATAGGCATCGTTAAATCCTGATTGATTATATCCATGTCTTTTCCGGTCTGTGCTGTTGAGCCTTTGTCTGCAAGTGACAATTCCGTTGCGGTGCGTTTGCTATCTTCTATATTCCCGTATGTAACTGATGATGTTGAAGATAAATCGTTTATTTCATTATCTACGTATGCTAACAAGTCCGATATGCCCGCACTCGAAAATTCCGCTACCTGCGGCAACGACCCTGTATAAGTTTCTTTATATTTCAGGTACTTGCCGGGCTGATAAAGTATTGACCCGTCCGCTTCCGTGTTCTCGTCGTCTATTAAATCCTCATTGACCCAGCAAGGCGGGTTTGCGGATAGTTTCTGTACGTCAAAAGCGGTGTTTGTCAGGTTCTCTCTTATTGAACACAAATCAAGGCATGATGCAAGCGGGGATATTCCGCGTTTGGTTACGGGGTCGTATTCAATAGCACACATTATAAACGGATTGATATACAGCGGGTTTTCTTCAAAGCGTGCTAATTCGCCTGCTACAACTTCTGCTACGTAGTTTTTATAAGTCTTGCCGTCAAGGTGAAAATCACCGTGTGCATACAATATAGCAACTTTACCGCCGTAGGTTTCTTCCTGTCTTAATTCCTGCGGCTCTTTATTTTCCGAGCTGTCGTCTGCCTGTGTAGATTGTTTAATTTTTTCCAGCTGGTCTTTTGTAAGGGTATAAACTCTGTTATTTTTGATATTGTCGTAAGTATCAAAACGTTTATAGATTTTTACAATACTATCCCAGCTGTCTTTGTCCTGAACTTTGTATTTGGAGTGGTCAAAAACAAACATGAACGGGCTGATACTCTCAACTCTCGCATTTTCATATACAGGGATTTCAATATTTTTAAACTCTTTTTCTGCATATCCTGCACCTGTTGCAGCAGATACAATATTTTTAAGCACCCAGCCGATATTTTTATCCTGACGTTTTACAATCTTTTTCTTTTGCACCCAATCGGTTTTAAAGATAATTTCGCCGATGTCAAAAAGGTTATCTACCCCTTTGTCATACTGTCTGCCTATGTCCATTTTTTCCAGTGCGTCAACAAGTGCCGCTTTTTGCTGTTTTGCCTGCTCTTCCGTCTGTTCGTTTGTTCCTCTAACGTCAAACATTTGGGCGGTATTTGACCACATCTCACGCCACATAACGGATTTTCTCGCTTTTTTAATATTATAAAGTTTATTCAGTTTTACATCTGATTTCCATTCCAAGCCGTCTTTATATGAGCGTTTGGGCTGTCTTAAGTAGGTTTCCTGCATAATAGATGTTGCGGTTGTAATTTGTTCGTTACGGTCTATATCCCACTGGTTAAAATTGGTTACAATCTGCGTTGCGAGTTTCTTTTTCTGTTCCGGTGTTAAGTCTTTGTTATCCTCTATGATTTCTTGTTTCAATTCCATTTTATCTTCCCCTTGTTTTTGTTTTTATTTTAATATTCTTCAATTCCATTGATGTTATGCAGAAGCCCTGATTTAATTCGGTCGTAAATATTTTTATTCCCAATGTGTACCAGGTCTGCGGGGTGGAAATTTCAACGACTTTAGCCGAATAATTATCATAACCTACATAAGTCGCTGTTCCGTACTTCTCGTCAGCCGTTGCTTCACCCGTTCCGCTGTAAAATTTCCCGCCTGCCTGACTTGCTACTTTTACGTGTTTCGGGTTTTTAGCTTTGCCATTGCAGGTTAACTGTACATAAAAATCATTTGTATAGTTGTTATCGACAACAAGTAATAACGGTGTTTTTTGCTTTTTCAGGTTGGAATTTGAACCCAGATTTATATCCGTTGTCTGATAAACAGAAGGATAAAACACCCCGTCAAAATCAAGGTTGATATTTTCTACATATACCTTCCCCGCATTACCGCCTGTATAAATAACATTTTTTGATAAACAAACGGTATTTAAGTCCTGCTCCTGTCTTGTTACCCATTCATTTTGGGCATAGTCATAAATAAGAATATTGTCATCTGCCAAACACCATATTTCATTTCGGGTGTTATAAATACAGGAATAAAGTTTTACCCTCTCAATATGCGAAAAATAAGACTGGATTTCTTTTGCTACAGGTCCGGTCGGTCTGGTCTGTCCGGTGTCCGTGATTGCAATATAGTACATATTTTTCTGTTTCGGGTCATAAAAAAACAGATAAGTATCATGTTTGACAACGGATGAATAACTTAATGTGCCGTTCATTGCCGCAGTTTGCATAACAGAATTTGTCGTATCGTTCGGGGTCGTATTCAAAAATGTTAAATCATCCTCTGTAAAAATATAAAGTCCGTTAGTAAAGGACACTACAGCTGTTACTTTTTTTGAAAAATCGATATACCAAGCATCAGCTATATCCTGCGGGTTTTCATTCCAAGTATAAATATCGTTTTGGTGGGATGAGTGAACTCCATATTCTGAAGCCACAACTAAAAAACCGTTCCATTCGGTCATTGATAACCAATGTATGCTCCTTCCCAAATAGTCTTTTGCATTAATGGTTTGTACCGTATCACCGTAAGCACTATCCGTGGTAAAACATACCGTTTTTGCCTCTTTGCCGTTTGTGAATACAAAAACATCATAAGCGGTTGATGTCATCGTCAATCCGTTGCATTCGCCGGTTATAGTCAGGTTATCAATTATTATTTCAAGCTCGTTTGAAAGGTTAATATAGTATAAAACCCCTTTAGTGCCGTTTTCTGCGTATATAAACAAATAATTGACATCTTCCTGCTTGCTGTTAAAGATGCCTATTACATCATACCCTGATGGTAATTCCCAAGCCGGCGTATTTCCGTTTACTGATTTTATCCCGCAGCCTGAACCTATCTGTGTTGAAACAAGTTCAATGTTCTGTGCTTCAATCGCCGATATAGCACTACCGCTGTTTACTCCGTTATATTCCCTTATCCCTTTAAACTGTTCTATTATTAAAGGGTCAACTGCATAAGCCATGTTACCATACCACCCTTGTTGTTGTTTTCGAAGGTCTGCAAGCCCGTTTAAATATCCGCCAAACCTCGTTAAATTCGTTTATCAGCGGTTGGAAATTTTCGTCTTGGTCGTCAATATTATTCTGTATCATCGTTCTTAAGACGACACAATCCATAAATAAGTATTCCAAATTTTCCGGCATATTGATAAAATCTGTTGATGCCTGAAATTCAAAAAAAGTGTCACCGTCTGAATTTAGCACCGGTTTATACTGATTATAAACAATCGTATATTTATAAGCCCTATCGGGTATCGGGTAAAGTCTTAACGTTTGGTCGGGATTATCCGGGCTTATCCAATATCCGGTCGGCTCGCCTTTTTGGGTTTTGTCATATTGCGAATTATCCCCGATAAACTTCAGCTGTTCCAGGGTATCTGTATTATAAATCGTTGTAATTTGCCCTTCCGGAACTGAATAAGTTTTCCCGTTTGCTCCGGCACTTATTTTTTGTTCTTTTGCACGGAAAGGAAAATCTTCAAGGTTTATTAAATATCTTAATGCGGCATTGAGTTCGGCTTTTGCCTGATTGGCGTCTTCTGATGTAAATATCATATCATCGGCATTAAATCCTGACCATGCCCTTTGCCCCAGTTCGGTCAATATTCGTTGTGCAGTTACTGTCATCGTTATAAAACCTCAATTTTGTATAGTTCCTGATTTGCTATATCTTTGGTAGTAACAGATTTTGCACCCTCTTTTAACGCTCTTCTTGCGGGTTTATTGGAGTTTCCTATAAAAGTTTCAATAACAGAACCGTCAACTATAACGGGTTTATTTTTCACCTGCAAATTGGTTACCTTATAAAGTCTTTTTTCATCCTCGTAATCAAGTTCCTGAATTGTTTCAACTTCCGGCTGCACACCTAAAATCTTTTCTTCATCGGTTACCGGTTTTGTCCTTTTTATTGTTTTTTTCTTTGCTGCTGGCATTTTTGTTTCCTTTCATTTATTCTTATTTCCCTTTTCCCTAACTTTCCCCTAAAAAAGGGGAAAGAAGGAAGAAAGGATGTCTTTGTTATGCTGTTGCAATTGTGAATGTTGCAGAAGCAAGGCATTTCGGCTGTACGACCAAGCCGCCGTATACATACAAACCTCTGTAATATTGACCGAAATAGTCTTTATCTTTCAAAGTGTCAATTTCGGTAATTTGTTCAGCGTATGTGATACCTTCTGTTGTACCTGCAAGGATTGCAAAGCCGGAATTGTCTTTAACATTTGTAGATTGTTTGATATCAAATCCTGCAAAGTTCGGGATGATTGTTCCTTTTCTGATTGTTTCATCACCTTGAGCGGTTGCATGGATTGCTTCCGGTGATTTTCTTACAATGCCGACTACTTCCGGCGGAAGAATTAAGAACGGTCTTTTACCGTCTGCTCCCCTGCCGTCTGCATCGATTGCGTTTGCTCTTGACAACTTGGTAAACATATCGCACAAAATACCGTAGATAGTATCTGCTGTAATTGCGGTTGTTCCCATTTGGTTATCAGTGTCTACACCTGCAATACCTAATGCGTGCAAATAAGCATCTTTTACATTTGCAACATCTTTCTTGACACTTGAAAGGTACTTTTCACCCAGAGCCTTAATATCCGATTGTTTTTGCGGGATAGTCTTAATTAAGAATTTGAAATCTTTTGCCTGGTCAACCGGCATTGTTTGTTTATTTGCCGTCAATTCTTCATAAGTCATCGGTGTTGTATCATCATGTGTGGATACTGTTACATCACCTAATTGGCGGATTGTTACGCTGTCGCCCTGATTTTTTACTTCGCCTTCATAATCACGGTTTACGCAGTTGAACATAACGCCGTAATCTTTCAGTTGTCTTAATAGTTCTTTCGAGAATATCTCGGGGGTTAAAATCCCTTCCGCTAAAGTTCCTGTTGTTACTGCCATAATTTAAATCTCCTTTATTTGAATAGTTTGTCAAATCCCCATTTTTCTACTGCGGCATCATAAGCAGCCTGACTCATCTTTGCCAGCTGTTCCTGTGTCGGCATAATATCGGGGTTAATATCTTCCTGTGCCGCTCCGCCCTCTATTTGTGCGGCTTGTTTTGTTTGTTCTATGGCTTTTTGTGCTTCGTACTCTTTTACCGCTTGTTCACGCTCATATTTTGCAATGTTGGAGTAAATATCCTGAAATAACTGCATATCCTCTTTTGAGTTGATAAATTCAGCGTTGCAAAACATTTTTAAGGCTTGGCTCTTCCCCTGATTATTGTTCAAGTCGTTCAAAAACTCCGCAAAATCCGTTTGAAAAGTCTGCGCTAGTTTTTGCGCTTTTTCGTTGTTTTCTTTTTCCAGTTTTTGTGAATATTCCCTATTGAGATAACTTTCAAGCCTTATTTTTTCGCGTGCAACATTTTCAATAAAATCACTCGGGTAATATCTTTTAGCCTCTGCAAGGTAATTAGGGTTGCCGGTATTGTAATATTGCAGTAAGTTCTGTCTAACATCATCATAACTATCAGGAGCTATAGAATTGATATTATTTGCATAATATTCAAATTCTTTCAGTCTGATAGTGTCTGCAATTTCCGCTTGTTCTGCGGTTTTGTAACCGCGCATTTGTGCTTGCTGCTGTCTTTGGGTTTGAGCTTTTAAAACTTCTTCGGCTTTTTGCGCCTTGATTGCCTTAAGCTCTTTTTCCAGTTCCGCCGCTTTTGTTACAAACTTTTCAGCATTCTCATAACCTTTTACAAGTTCATCCTGTGTTTTGAATTTGCCCGCTAAAAGCTGTTCCGTCTGTGGTTGTACGTCTGCTTTTGTTTCTGTTTCAGCCGTTTGCTCCGCCGTTTCGGGTTCAACTGTTGAAGTGTCGGTGTCCTGTGCCGGTTCAACTATTGTTGAAGTGTCTTGTGCGGCGGTCTGCTCGGGTGTTGAAACTGTCGTTTCTTCTGCCATAAAAATTTCCTTTCCTGTTACTGTGTTTACCCCTCTCCCTTACCTCTCCCGCAGTCTTGCGGCGCTCGCATTAAACGGGACTCCCGGCAAGGCTCACCGCCTTGTCCGTCCGCCCTCTGCTCGCTTGCGCAAGGGGCGAGGGGATTTTATTTACTATGCTGGCGTTCTACAACCGCCGGTATCTCTTTGATTTTCTGGATTAGAGCACACATGCCTTTAATTTCTAATGCTTCACGGGATTTTGTAGCCTCTTGCGTTACATAATCCTGCAAATACTCTAAAAGCATTTTACCTTCTTCTTGGTGTATCAATAGATTTCGGAGTTTGTAGAGTTCCATAAGTTCAGTATGACAGGTTGAAAATCGGGCAAAAAAGAGGGACCCTCTTTTCAATTATTTTGTAAAATATTTTATCCGTTTTTTAGCGTTATGGTAAGCTCTTTCTGACGGGTCGCCCATGTAGTCGGGGTCTTCAAGATAGTTTTTAGCCATTTTAAGATATATTCCGCTGTCGGTAAAGATATTGCAGTAATCCGAATACAGCATATTGACTACATAAGCATAATCATATTTGTAATAGTCTTTTGTGTCAAAATCAATGCCGGAACGGTTGGCTATTTCTTCCACCGTCCATTTTTCGCCGCTGCCTTTATCGTCCGCCCAGTCGAGCAGATTTACGGCTTTATCATACAATTCGGCATATCCTATGTGACATCCGTATTCTTTTTTATGCTCATAGTCCATGAGGACAAGACAGGCTTCTTCTTTCATTTCGTCTATAAAATATTTTACTAAATCTGTGTCAAGGTTCGGATATTCCTTTTTGAGTTTTGAATAAATTTCTATTAAATCTGACATAAAAATACTCCTTTTACGCATTGCATTTACATTGCGGGGTTGTAAACAATATTACATACGGGGTACCGCTATCAGGTACGACATAAGCTCCCTTTGCACGTCTTGGGATTTTGTTGCTCAATACAGGTAACGAATACCGGTTATATAAACTTACCGCTGTTCCGTTTACTACTACCTGAACAGGCAGCGGAGTACCCGTTACAAAATCTCCGATACATTTGTTGACTATCAGATTAAAATTATCAAGGCTGCTTATATTTGTGGAATTTGTAACCGTTAACGCTGCGTTTGTGTCTGTTACTGTTACTGTTTCCAGATAATGATTATTATTGCAATTACAAGTCATTTTTTTGTTTCCTTTTATTTAATAAAGGCAGGGGGCGTAAAAGCCCCTTGCCGGTGAGTTACGCAAAATTTCCGCAAGACGAGCATCCGTTAAAATAGTTTGCCGCCTGATAAGGTGAACAAGTCGGATATGCAGGTATCGGAACAGGTCTTAAAGTGTTAATGATATTAGCACTTTGTGCCTGTTGGGATAACTGGAAGTTAGCTGTTTGCAATTCCTGATTTTGGTCAACAAGTTTATCTCTTAATGCCTGAATTGTGTTTTGTGTCATCAAAGCTCTTGTTTTTTCGCCGTCTGCACTAATAGCCGTTACAATGTCGCAGGTATTCTTTGAATTCTCATACCTTACGGCATCAATATTGCGGTTAGTATCATAATTTGTTTGTGCTATTGCCTGCTTTGTTTCGCAGCAGCAGTTTTGCTGTACGGCTTGTGCGTTTGTGATTGCATTTGTTACATTGCCAAAACCTGCAGCTAAATCTCTTTGAAGTGCGTTTTGACCTTGCAGCATAGTTGTATTTTGTGCATAAAAGCCGTCACAAAGTCCGTTTTTAATGCCTTCCTGACCTCTTAACAAAGATTGGGTGTCAAATCCCTGCTGTAATTCTGCCTGTGTTAATCCGCTGCCGTTTCTATTCCAGCCGTTATTAAACATAGCGTAAAGCAGGATAACCCATATCCACATAAAACCCATACCGTCATAACCATAACCGTTGCGATTTGTCCCTACTACCGCTCCTACGTCTGCGGCTGATAATGGTTTTTCGTCCATAATTTACCTCTTTCTTTTATCTTGTGTGTAATACTCTTGTTATCACGCTCACGCATAAAAGCTAAGCGGTAAATCTACGCATAAAGCGGGGTATTATATCCGTATTCCGAATTGACCTGCCAGCCGGTTCAAGTCAATATTTTGGGATTTTGCAAGATTTCTGACATATTGTTCTAATTGCTGCGGGGTTTTACCCTGTACAATCTGCATAACCTGATTGAACTGCGGGTTATTGCCGAACATTTGCTGCATTAGTGCAAGGGGGTTATTTGCATTCTGCAGCATTCCGATTAATTGAAGCGGGTTATTTAGCATTTTTGCCCGCCTTTTTGGTTTCTGAATATTCTTCAGGAGTTTCTATCGGTTTTAATAACGAATACAAGCCGTCTATTTTGTCGTTAAGGGCTTTAAAATTTTCTTCGTATGTATTTATACCTTTTTGCTCTTTAACTTCGCTTATTGGCTGTTCTGCCTTTTTATACACAATAAAATCCGCAAGTCCTGTCTGCAGGTTTGTGCGTTTTAAATAAATCTCGTTTGCTCCCGCATTATAGAAAAAAGTCGGTGTGCCGTTAACATCAACCCTGTATGCGTTTGCTTCCGCCATATTGGTAACAGGTACGGTTACAAGGTTAGCGTTTTGGGTATATTGCGGGAATTGCTGCTCTAACTGATTAATCCGCTCCCGGGTGTTTAACATCGGATTGTACGGGGTGTAATTATATCCGTAATTAAGCATAAAATTTTCCTTTCATATTTACATTTTAATTCCCTCGAAATCGAGGGAATTAAAACTAAGTATTAAAAAGTTTAAATGTAATTGTTCGCTCTATTTTTGATAAAATCGGATTGACTTTGTTATGGTATGTTCCGGTTGAGATTGATAATTTGCCGCAGGTAAACTCTCTTGATTTTTCCTGAATAACTGACATCTCAGCTAATTTGTAATCTTCTTCATTAAGCCCCGAACGGTTAATAAGCAAACGGCGCTCAGTGGGACTGAACGCTTTTAAAACTTTTCGTATATTCACCGGCATTTCTCCTTTTCTGTTGCCGGGCGTTCTCTGATTTATCTGTAATTTTATTGTAATATTTCTGAAATCGGACAACTAAATATTTAAAAAACAAGAACTGTTTAATGGATTTATTCCAGCTGGATTAATTGCATGATAAATGCGTAGAAAATAGCTGGGCTGTTTTCTAATTTATCTGAACCCGCTAAATGCGGTGCCTCTGCGGGCAGGTATTGCCCAAAGGGGCTTTTTTATTCCATTATCGGACAATCATAACGAACAGCAGGGTTGCAGATGTGCTGGGGTTTCATTGTATATGTACCTATCCCTTTTTTATAAGCAACTCCCCGCAAACGTTTCAAGTATTTTATATCTTTTTCACCATGTTCCATAATAAGCACACATACGGGTTTTTTGCCTGTCTTTATACCATAATGCAAAGCCTGCCCGATACACTCCGCCCATTTGTTTGCAAAATCGAACTCAACGGCTTCATTTTGGGTCAGACAGTCAATACGGGTATTATCCTTTAACTGATACTCTGCTACACCGTGGTGTGCTTCGCACCATTTCCGCTGATATACCGCCTCGTGATAAATCCGTCGTGCCGCAAAAGCAGGCAAGGATACAAAGAATAATAAAATTATAATAATTGTTTTTCTCAATCCTGTTTAAAACCCTTTATTATCCAGCAAAAAGCATATTCAATAATCAAATAAAATACATAAAAACCACAAACAAATAATAAAAGAATTAAAAACATATTTATTTCTTTTAAAAGAAATTCAAATCTTGAAGGATAAACAATAACAAGATTTTTGTTTTTAAATATTTCATCATTATCACATTTATGCAAGTATGGATAACATTTTATGTCAGATACAAAAAGTGTATTCTCAAAATCATTCATTAAACCTCTATGTCGTGAAATTTCTTCATTTTTTAGTTCAATAAAATTTGACAATGAATATTCATAATAAGTATAACGTGTTTTATTCCTGCTTATTATTTTTCTCACCTCAATATTAGATGTATATTCCTGCGTAACGAAAGAATTATAATCGGCAATATAAAATATTGACATAAAAATGAATAATATTACAGATAATACTGCAAATATCCGTCTGAAACCTTTTCTAACATTCATTTTTTGTTATTCCTATAATTATAATAAACAGCAATAATAACATGAATTTCCAACACACAGCCCATAACAAAGCCAAATTTGGCAATACATATCTAGGTGCTGTAATAATAAGGTAAATAATACCAATTACAATAAGAACACCTAGCACATCCCATATATCTGCGGATTTCTGCTCATCGGAATACTCCTCTTTTATTAACGGTTGGTACTTCATACCCCGGATGAATTTCAACCAACTGTATTTAATCCTGCGGTATATCTGATTTTTCTTCTTTTTAGGTGCGTATCTGTCTATATCTAATACCATTCAATACTCCATCTGTTGTCTTTTCTTAATTGTAATACTGCTTTTATGTGTTTTATTAAGTTAGTTTTACCTTCATGTAATTGGTATGAATTAAAAGCTTTATTATCAATATCTTCGGTATTTATACTTCTAACATTATCTAGTTTTAAAATTACAAATTTCTTGTTATCAATTATGTTTATACCCCCAAAAGCATTTATTTCTTTTGAAATAGGGAATTTATATTCTTCTTGATTTATTCTGGTTATTTCTAATTTACTCTTCCCTGCTTCTCTATATATTCTTACATTCTGGGTTAAATTGTTTTTAAAATCTTCTGTAAAAGAATAAGTGGTTAAATAAGTAAAAGCAACCCCACCCGTAACAATAATAAGAAGCGTTAAGAATATACAAGTCACATATGGCTTTTTAATCTTTGAAATTTGCCAGTTTTTCATACTTTTACTCCTTTCTACCTAAAAATTCTGCCGGACCAACGAATTTCACCTATCACTTCAAAATCAATATCTATTTCTTTTTCAAAATCAACTGTAATAGGGTCGTAGTCTTTGTTATCACTGATAATTTTAATCTTCTTTTTAGATAATCTTTGCAGCCGCTTAGTCAATAACTGCCCGTCATATCTTATACAATATATCCGCCCGTCATTTATCTCTTTTTTTGAACGGTCAATAAGAAGTGCATCCCCGCCCAATATTGTCGGCTCCATTGAGTTCCCCCGCCCGAATATGATTTCTGAATTATTTTTGTCTAACCCTAAATCCTTAGCAAGTTTTTGACTGATTGAATATGTTCCCGTTTGGCTCTCGTTATACACTTCTACCCCGTAACCCATAGATGCTTCAACCTCACCGCGAACGGGAAGGGATATACTGCCATCATCCTGCATTAAGCAGCCTTGTGATTGATTTGTAATTATATTTATGTTATAAAACTTGTTTAATTTTTCAATTTCATCAAGCGGGAAATCACTGTTACGTAAGGCACGATTACTCATTGTGCTTTGTTTTGTGCCGGTAATTCTAACCAATTCTGATTGATTTGGCTCCAATTTTGTTAAGTTTTGTAAACGGGCAATAACCTCGTTATATTTCATTTTAAACCCTTTCTGCGAAATTTTGTAATTTTTATGTAATATATTACTTGACTTTGTAATTAAACTGTGATATATTTATAACCGTAAGGAGAAATTTGTTATGAATGATTTTGAACTTATCGAAAATGAAATCTGTAAAGCCTTTAACAGAGCAAGCGAAAAAATGGATGTTATGAATATCACCATTACTCTAAAAGGGGTTAACCGTGAAACCTACAGTAATTTAACAGATACTACCGATTTAGATATGACTTGGCTCAAATTTATAAACGGAAGATCCAGCCAAAAACCGAATTTCCCTGACAGTGTTCAAGTTGATAAAACGCCCGTCGCCGATACCAACGAACGGGGAAGTATTACCAACAAGGACTAAGCAGGAACGGGAAACATACTCATCATCAAACATAATCGTGTCAATGTCTTTGTGTTTTCTAAGAACTGCAATTAAAAATTCTAACATAGTTACCACCTTTCTTATAGGAGATTTAAAAATGATACATATCAGATTACCTGAACCATTCAGAAGCCAGCTAAAAGCAGTTGCCGCTTTATACAAAAAGTCCATAACTGAATATGTCGGAGATTTGATTATTAAAAATTTAAAATCTTTGGAAATAAAAAGGGCTAATGACTAACCCTTAAAATCTCCAACTACACTATACCACAAACAAAGCCCGAAAAATAGCACGGCTTTAGTTGTGATACAAAAATTTACAATCGGACATTGAAAAGTTTATTTATCTTTAGAGGCGGTTTCTTGTTTTTCAAGAAAGGCAAAAAGTTTGTTGGCAATATCTGCAGGCAAATCAACAATATTTTCTTTGTGCAGGCAGATATCAACCATATTTTCAAGCTCTTTTGCAATGGAGCGGCGGTTTAATTTTGCGGACTGTTTAAGTTCTTCATACAAATCCTTATCCATACGCATAGTAAATTGTACATAATTTTCCATATTGAAACCCTCATGAAACTATAACTCAAAGATAATATACCAAATTTAGTTAAAATACAAGAAACGGTATTGACACTATTTTGAAACAGTGATAGTATAAAGGAAATTGAAACGAAAATGGAACTAAAACACAACCAAATTCAATTTACAATGAGGATGGACTCTGAACTGTATCAACAGCTAAAAGAAGCGGCACACCGCGACAGACGGTCAATAAAAGCCCAGTTGGAATACTTTACGGAGCAGCAGCTCAAAAAAGAAAATTAAAAAAATACAAATCGCACATTGAAAACTGAATAGGATGTAAGACCGCGGTAAACCGGCAGGAAAGCCGACTGAAAACACTACAGGATAGTAACCGTATTGACGGCGCGGCATTAAGTAAAACTTTTAACCGGAACAGAGCTATTTAAAAATCGTATCTACAAGTTACTGTTCCGTTATAAAAGTTTATACCCTAATATCAAACGTAGACACTTACAGCGGGGTGACACTTTGCCCCGCTTTTTTTTAAAAAGAAAGGATTTTATTATGCAAAACATTTTTACAACAATTCAGGCAATTGCAACTTTCAGTGCGATTGCATTTTTCACATACAGCACATTATTTCAGTATTTTTTTGCAGGTTAAAATGGAGAAAGAAGTAGGGCGCAATGATTTAGGTAAATTTTCGGTGAGACCTTATGACAATCACTGGTCAGATATTGCCGTTTATTGTTTTAAAAGGGGTTGCAATTGTCAGGATTGCCCGAACTATGACGTTGTTATGGGTTTAGAAAGCAGCGATATTTGCAACGTAAAAGCCAGCGTGCTGGAATTAGTCCGGCTTTTTGGCAAGCCTAAGGTAATAAACAAAAGACAAATGCGGGTGCGCTGCGTTGAAACAGGTAAAGTATTTAACAGTATATCAGAAGCAGCGTTTATACATAAGTGTACCCGCAGCTGGCTGATGATAACGATGCAAAAAGGAAAACCCTGTAGAGGTTATCATTTTGAAAGAGTAAAGGAGCAGGAAAAATGAAGGATTTTTCGAACTTATTTAATGATTTATCAAGGATGTGTTTTAAAGACTGTCCAACGGGTGATGAGTTGGCGGATAGTCTGCAAACTTTAATAATGCAGGAAAAATTGAATGTAGTAGCGGATGCATTGACAGATTATTATGAAACCGTTGAAGCAAACACCGTTACTCTTCCGGAGTTTTGCAAACTTCCGGAAGATAAAATCGAAGCAAAAGTTAAACGCGATATAAACGTTTTATTAAAGACAGAAGGTCTTGACAGTGCGTATAATTTCGCAAAAGAATTGTTCACTTCAAATACTACCCCAAGCACCGACCAGTAATAAACCGGTGCGTTTTTCTTTAAAGATTTAACCCTTCTCAGGTACACGGATGTCAAGTAAAAAATATTCCATAATTTCAAAATCCTGCCTGAACGACATCCCAGGCGGGTGAAGGGTGGAAAGGAATAAAATGTGTTTTAATTGTACAGATATTGACCGCTTTGCGGATTATGAAGCAACGATTGAAAATATCGAAGAAAATGAAAGGATTAAAGAAAATGAAAGATTTTATGGAATTTACGGACGTCAAAAAAATGACTGTCGAAACTTTGAAAGAGTGGCTGGATTTTTCGTACCGGTGGCACGATGAAGAGTATATCAAAATGTTTAAAAACGAAATTAAACGGAGGTTTGCAGCATGAGTAATATTTACGAAAAATTGCAATCGGCAAGGATTGAATTGCAAAGTAAAAAACTAAAAAAAAGCGGTCATAATAAATTGGCCGGATACGATTATTACGAGCTATCAGACTTTTTACCAAGCGTAAATACTATATTTGCTAACTTAAAGCTATTTTCTAACTTTTCGATTTTAGAAAATACAGCGACGTTAACAATTATAGATAGTGAAGATAATACTCAAACTATAGTATTTACAAGTCCTATAGCGGAACTTGAGCTTAAAAGTTGTAACAAGGTACAAGCGTTAGGCGGCATTCATACATACTTGAAACGCTATTTGTACCAAAATGCTTTGGAGATAGTAGAAGATGACATGTTCGACAGCGTAACCGGCAATCCTGTACGAGACCAGGATACAGATTTATTATTAGGTATTGAAGCTGCGGTAAGTACAGATGAGGTGCAAAGATTTTATAATCAACATAAAGATAGTGCGAAAAATCTGGATGCCTTTAAAATCGCTTATGCAAAACGCTATACAAAGTTAAAAGCGCAAGAGAAAAAGGACGTGTGAAATGTCGTATATGCAGCGCCAAAAAGCGCTTATAGGTAAAATTAAGTTTTTAAATAAATTAAAGGAGAAAGAACGTAAAATGAAAGAAAATATATTTGTAGAAGGTCTGCTGGTTAAAAATCAGCAAACCAGATACGGGAATATTATAAAACTCGGTTGTAACGTTGATAAACTTGTTGAGTTTTTGCAAGGTTTCAAAAATGAACGGGGATATGTCAATATTGACATAATGACCGCAAAAAGCGGCAAACCTTATGCAGTTGTTAACACTTATAAAAAGGAAGAACCGGAAACAGGTGTAGAACAGCCGGAAGCAGATGTAGACGACCCGCTGATAGATTTTAATGATGAAATACCCTTTTGAGGGACTCTATTTAATCTTGAAAAGTACAGAAATAAAAAGGAATATTATCAATTATGATGAATGAAGGTTTTTTAAAAATTTTCAGAAAAATGACTGATTGGGAATGGTATACAGATATACCGTGCAAAGTTTTATTTTTTCATTGCCTTCTAAGGGCGAATTTTAAAGAAGGACGTTTTAAAGGAAAAATTATTAACCCGGGACAATTTGTCACGAGTTATAAAAATCTTTCCGAGGAAACAGGTTTGTCGGTGAAACAAATCAGATACGCATTAAATAAGCTAAAATTGACAAGAGAATTGGCACACGTTGGGCAAGGCTCTTACTCAATAATAACAGTAAATAACTGGGATAAGTTTCAATCAATTGACACACAAATTGGCAATCGTTTGGCACTCGATGGGCAATCGTTTGGCACTCGTTTGGCAACAATAGAAGAAAGTAAGAAAGAAAGAAAGGAAGAAAGTAAGAATGTTGATAGCTTTGTTTGTTTAGCTGAAAAATCAAAAAAAAATGAAAATGAAAATTTTTCAAAAACCCAAAAGAAACCCGACCATTATTGTAATCCGGTAGTTACGAAATTTCAAAATGAATATCAGGAAATATTCGGATGCCGTCCCTTCCTGACAGGAAATGAGCGACAAAAGATTGTTGAATTGAATGCAGATATTCCGGATTTTCCTGCGACAATTCCGGTAACATTGGCAAAATTAAAAAAAATTGATTTTGACTTGCCGAACTTCAACCCTAATGCTAATTGGCTATTGAAAAATGACAATTACACCGCGGTGTTAAACGGCACTTACGACCGGAAAGAAAGCGAACTTGAGCGAAAAATAAGAGAGATACAGGAACAGGCGAAAGCGGGAAAAAATGAATGAAATTGAAATCAAAAATATGCTGATATCTTTGTCACGTTCATTAAAGCCTGACAAAGGCGAGCTTGAATATGCAATGGAGCGTTACCCATCCTTAATTCTTGAGGAAATTCATAAAACCGGCAAGGATTACGATATGAAACAGCTGGAAAATGAAATTTTGAAAACCCGAAAATACAAAACATTTCCGCCGCTTGCGGAAGTTCTGGAACATCTGCCCGAAGCAGCAAAGCGAAAATTTGCAATCCCCGGCCATGTTGAAAACGAGGGTGCGACAGTCCGGGTTACTTATGCAAGCGGACGTTATACGGACTTTACGATTTGCGGATACGGCAGCATACTCAAAGACCTTATAGCAAGGTTTTACAAGGCTGATAACATAGTAAAAGCTGTAATGTACCCGAAGGGTGTAACATTGATAGGTTCAACTATTTTTTGGGGGGATATTCCGGAAAGTCAGGAAAAATTACTTTACAAAGCGGGAACTAATGAATTTACATAATTATTGTTATAGGTATGTAACAATTAGTTACAAAAACGAGTTAAAAACACCATTACGCCGGCACCGGCGATATGGTTGAAAACATGACTACATGCGGATATCAATCCAAAGATTGAGAAAATAGAAAGGATAAAAAATGACAGAAGAAACAAATATAACAGTAACGGTTATCGCAGTTGAACAGATAGAGGATGTATAAATATGGATGAGATTTTTATATTGAATAACTATAATGACGATGCTCACTGTTGGGAATTTGTAACATCGACAGATAATCTGACACAAATTGTTTTAAAAATGTTAACCAACGATAATAAAAAATTTCAAATTTTAGTCAATGATTACACAAATAGAAACAAACCAAAAGATTTTATAGAATGGGCAAAACCTGAACAGATAGGAGCGGAAGAATGACAGAACCAATAATAATCAATGGTGTAGATGTAAGCGGATGTGATAATTACAAGACAGACGGGCGATGTAGAATACCGCAATTTGTAAATTACGTAAAACTTCTATCCTGCCATTGTGATATAGTAGAGAACTGCTACTACAAGCAGCTTCAACGCAAAACAAAGGAATGTGAGGAACTAAACTGCATTATAGAACGTTTGCTTGCCGCAGGTGGATACAATCAAACTACTTCGGATGCAGAAGATTTTGAAGATATTTACGAAGATTTAGAATATAAAATTGATAAATTGCAAGAATTAGAAAACGGACTTCAACGCAAGACGGCGGAATATAATGAGCTGGAAGAAACGATTACCGAAGCTAACAACTGGATGCACAAATATGCAGAACAGCAAAGAAAATTAGATATAGCAACGAAGGCGTTGAAAACAATAGCAAATGATGTACCTGATACATCAATATCCTCTTACGTAAATCAGGCACTTGAACAAATAGGAGCGGAAAATGACAGAACAAAAAATGATTGACGGCATTGATGTAAGCGGGTGCCAATATTACGAAAAATGCGTGTGTAGTTGTATAGATGTGAGAAATTGCGAGGGGTATATAGACCTTGTAATTACAGATTGCGCAGATAATCCTAATTGCTACTACAAGCAGTTACAACGCAAGACGGCGGAACTGGAAGAAACTCAAAAAGAGCTTCAAAATTTTCGTCAAACAAACTCTTTTGCGTGTAAGTTAGCAAAAAACTATGAGGCTG